GATAATCCAAACAGTATCGCAATACTGCTCAACTTCTTCTGGGCTCCAACCAAAGAAACAAAAGTCGGTAAACATAATCAACTTCTTAGGTTCAATATTGTGCTCTTGCAAGTAGTTCCATACACAATGTGGATCTGTACCACCACCACCGCCTGGTTCAAACGATTCGATTGATTCCAAGTTGTCGCTAGTAAAAGTTTCAACATTATGCACTTCCGTGTCCCAACCCATTACAGTAATACGATATTCTTCGTAAGATTCCATAATGCCCTTAATCTCACTTAAGAACACTTTAAGATCGTTGTCGGTAATACTACCAGAAGTATCAATGCCAATAACAACATCAATCTGTTCGCCAGGTTTCATACCAGGCATAACAGCATCCATATGCCAACTACGACGGCTAGGGCGAGCCCAAGTAAAATCACTCTTAACAGTACTCTCAATCTGTTGCTGTAGCAATTCACGCCAGTTCATGACAGGCTCAGTCAAGTCGCGAATCATGCGCTTAACACCACCTGGCAAGTTACCTGCGCCTGACGCATTGGCCGCCGCTAATACTGCTTCGCGAACTTCATCGCGAATTTCTTTCTTTTCTTGTTCGCTTAATTTAGGGCGACCGTTGCCTGGCTTATCGCCATCTTCTTCGCCTTCGCTATCGCCTTCACCATCCAAGTGTTCGTCAAGCAGACGTTTCATCAATTCATCAATATTGATCTTGTCTGCATTTTCGTACAAGTCATCATATACTTCTTCGGCACTCATGCCTTTGTACTTAGAGTCGTATAGTGCAACAGGAATCTTGTCGCCAACTCGTTGCTCTACCAAGTCCCAGTTTACACAATAGTCGTCGGCAATGTTCCACAGTTTAGGATCACGATTACCACGACGTCCCATGTGATCATAAACAGCGTGAAGCACTTCGTGTCCTACCAAGAACTCCAATTGCTTGAGTGGGAGGTTATTTACAAATTCTGAATTGTAATAAAATCTGCGTCCGTCTGTTGCGGCAGTAGGACACCAGTCATCTGCATTAATTAGGGTTAGACGTGTAGCAAGGTTACCAAAGAATGGAGCACGGAGTAGCAAACCAATACGTGCGGTAACCAGCTTTTCTTTAGCCGCCGCATCTACTTTGGGATTTGTTTCTGTTACTACTTTACTTTTTTCTGCGAGGGTATTTGACATAGAAGGCTCCTTAACTTATGTATATATTATAGCATTTTGGGAATTAATAGTCTGTTGTTTTTTCGCAACAAATTTTAACCCCATTGTAGCATGAATGCGCTAAGGGTTTCGTCATCCTTAAAATATAGGCGCATTTCGTTGTACTCGGTATGCCAAGCCCAACGACTTGTTGATTCCATACGACATTTGTCGTCGGGTCCGCCATCTATAGGATGTACTATAATCCATTTGGTTTCTGTACCTGGGCCAAACACTTCCCAACACCAAGCTCGCCATTTCTTAAAAAGCTCAATCCTTACGTCACTGCCCCAAGTATCCATCGTAGTTTCAACGTGATATTTCATGATACCATTACAGTTATGACGACGATCTAGTTTAGTGACCTTCATTTGCCCGCCTTGCTCTTGCCGCAAATACGTCGTTTGCCCTTGCAATAGTATTGCTAGCCACCGGAGGGTTTGGCGCTGATACGGTAACAGATCCTTGTGGTTCAGTTTGGCACACTTGTTCATTATGTACAACCCTTGCTATTTTACAATCTTTATCAGCTACCTTGCTAATCGCATGGTCGGCTAGGCCTTTGCCGGTGGTTTCATAACTTGCCACACTTGCAATACCTACCGCTAAAATTACTGCTTCTAAGAGCATTGTGGCCACCTTAACATAAAATAAGTACGATCTGCTGGCGCATCTATGAACAGCATATCACCACCCCAGTAACGTGCAACACCCCACTCAATGATAGAAGCCATGTTAGTCTGCCACCAACCTGCATCTAGTATCACACAGATTTCAGGTGCATCTAAATCGTTGCAAAAGTCATAATTCATAATAGAAAAAAGGAGGACTTATGCTTTCGCCGCCTCCTTGCCTGTGACAGCAACCTTTTACTTACCGCCTGCCGCGATAATGTACTTGCCAAATCGCTTGTGGAACTCGTCAAAGTTCTTGAGCTTGCCTGGCACCAGTGGCAAGTTATAAGTAGTCAACGCAACACGAGCACCCATAACAACCAACTCAGTACTAAAATTATCCATCATAAAGCGGAAGAAGTTATCTGCCATACCGTGCCAGTCTGCAATCTTGTCCTTGCCAAGTTTGGCATAGGCGTCTTGCAATTCGTAGCACATGGATACAGTCAACGAGTACATTGCGGACACTTCTTTAACCTTCAACTCCTTGACCTTACCGGCCAAGATCTCAGTTGGGTTGGGCATTTGTCCGGCAACCTTGCGGTGTGCCATAAACTTAATAGCCAATCCGTCACCGATGGTACCAGCAATCAAGTCGCTCAATTCGCCATCTGTAGCATCTTGGTCGTACAAGAATTCTGATACGAAGCTCCATGAGCGTGGTGTAGCAAAAGCACGTGAACTAGAACGTGGGTTAAAGTCCATCAAGTCATTCTTAGCAAAGCCAATATAACCTACTACGTCTTTATGTACACGATTCTTAACAGCCCACTCGTTCCAAGAGTCATAGTCAGCACGTACTTCTAAGTGAACGAAACGATTTGCCAAAGGCATTGGCATACGGAAACTAACACCTTTATCGCTTTCGCGGTTACCTGCGGCAACAATTACAACATTGTCTGGCAAGTGATACTTACCTAAACGTCGATTCAAAATCAACTGATAAGCCGCCGCTTGCACCGCAGGTGCCGCCACGTTCATCTCATCCAAGAAAAGTGTTACTACAGGATACTCTTTTGCCATTTCTTGGGTTGGCAAATCTACAGGCTCAGCCCAATCCATCTTACCATTGTCTTTATTGTAAAATGGGATACCACGCAAATCTGTCGGCTCCATTTGACCTAGACGCAAGTCGATGCAATAACCACCAAGCTCTTCAGTTAAGTCTGCAACCAACTCAGACTTACCAACACCAGGAGGACCCCACAAAAATACGGGACGTTTTACTTTGAATGCACGTAACAAACGACTACGAGTTTCGTTTGGCGTTACGGTACGATTTTCACTAACAGTTGAACTCATCACAGGCTCCTTAAAAAATTAACTACTGAAACTACATTGTACATTATTGACATTTAATTGTCTGTTGTTTTTTCACAACTTATCTAGATAAATTCATCACACGGCCTGGAAACTCGTTAAAGCTCACACGCCAAGGAACGAACATCTCAATACCAACACGACCCTTGCACTCTGCATCGGACCATGAATCTTTGGTAACTAGAATTTTGTATGCTTGATAACCTTGCTCGGTGTTATGAGTGTCAATAACACGACCTTCGATAAAACAGTCTTCACGACCTGTCATTGGCTTAAAATCATATGCACGGATTGTATCACCCTTATGTACTTTGAATTCCATTTTCTAGCTCCTTTTTAATTACTATACAAGTATTATAGCATTTTGGGAATTATGGCACAACCAAAATCAGTGGGTATTTAGGGCTGGATTCAGCTCATAAATCAGCTCACGTTCACGGGCATGAGCAGGCTTACGACCACGGATTTTTTCAATGAATTCAATGGTATGCGCTTCTGCTCCGTATTCGCGGATACTGTTGCATAAAGCCCACACTTTGTTTTCAGTAACTGCACGGCGAACGTGCTTCTGAAAACGGACTTTTAGCGCACGATTAATTGATCCCGAGCATACTGTAATACCAATGTAGTACTCTCCGGTTAATACATTAGTAATACAATATACTGCATGATTGCTGTCTTGACGACGTTTGCGCTTTTTTGTTTCCATGCCATAATTATAGCATTTTGGGAATTATGGGTCTACCGCCAAAGTTCTATGTTTTTTGCGGTCTTTTTAAGCAATTTTTCGTAGAATTTTACTGCTTCTTGCTGTAAGCGAGCTCGCCATTCTTCCCGGGTCATTGTAGTACGTGGGTTCTTTAAGAATTCAGCCATGTTGGTAATTTGCAACTGCCCTTTACCCAAGTTCTGTATTTTAAGATGATCCCAATTAAGCTCGTAGACATTTAATGCAAAGGTGTCAATGATTGTCTTTTGGTTGCTGTCGTAAATGATAAAGTTATAAATTAGTTCGCGGTCTAGTTTACGAAGTCGATCAATACTGATCATGTTGGGCATCTTAAAATCCAATGCCGCATCACTTGACTTGTGATCAATGTATGCGCCCTCAACATTGATATCTTCTATGCTACGACGACTACGTGGTGGTGTAACATTGGCAAAATTGGCCCGGATAATTTCATTGCAGGCGCCCTCTAATTTATCAGCAATACCACGCTGTTGAATATCTGTGCTGTCGGGAAAACGAAGATCTCGTTTAATGCACTCGTTGAGTTGGGTTATCATATATTTTTGAAGTAGTCAAAGTGATCTTCTAATGTCCATGTATTGCAGTCGATTACCTGTCCATTATAAGTCCAAAATTCCACGTTGTCAAATACATTATAGCGTTGGAAAAAGTGCCAGTAGTTGGGACTACTACTTACCCGCTTGTGCTCACGCAATAATTGATCATTTGCTTTACTAATAAAGCAGGTAGGGGTATTAAGCGTCTGTACTGCATTTAATACATCTTGCAAATACATATCGCGTACCTTAGCCGCAGGTATAACGTGCTCAAAGATACAGTTATCTAAGTCTACACCAATTTGACTGTAGTGTGCGCCAATCCCGCCTTCAATTACATAATTGTGATAGCGACGAATCCAGTGATCTATACTGTCACGCAGGAGTCTGGCAGTCTGTGCTGAGTGCGGGCTCTTGTACAGTTCCTTAAGACGTTCTAATTCGCGAACAGCAATTACCAAACTTTCACGGTGCGTTTCGGCACTACGTTTAACTTTGGTATAGTTAGCCTTAGTAAAGGTCTTTAATCGTTCTTGTAATGTCATATATTAATTGTACTACCTTTGCCACGATTATAAAAGATATGAGCGCCAATTTGGCCAACTTTTTGACTAGGGTCTGCCCAATTTGGAGTTTTAATATAGTCAGCGTGATATAGCAAACTACGGTCTAGCCCTTTAACACGATCACCGTGTAGGGTAGCAATGGCAATGTCACGACATTCTTCATAAAGGCCGGGGTCTGGTTTATGTAATCGTTTTTTTAGAGTCCACGAAAATTGTGCCTTAGCATACACTACTTTACAAACGGTATCGCCCCAACGTCCTGCTCGTAGTCGATTAAGTGTAACAGTACCGACAGCATATTTGCCAGCACGACTTTCTGAACCGGCTTCATAATAAATGTTCTTAGCAAGACAGTCAACATCGGCCTTGGTGTAGGTAATGCGATGACTGGTTCGGATAATAATTTCTTCAAGTTGATCAACACGGCCGTTGATTTCATCTGTCTTGTAATCAATACGAAGAAACATTGCTGTGATAACAACACCAAATATTATTGCGACACGATTACTCAAAATAATTCCCCAAAAGTAGACTCTAGTTACAAGTATACTATTTTGGGGATTTTTTGGTCTGTCGTCTTTTTACAACACAGTTTCTAAACTGTCTAAGTAGCCTTTAAGGTTATTTCCATGTAATGTCAACATCAAGGCTTCTTCTTCTTCGAATACTATTATTTTTTGTCGTTTAAGCAAATAGTACATGCCTTTGAATAAACGTTCTAGTTGTAATAGATTGTGATTGGTAAGTTCGTCGCTTAATTCAAATTCGTAACTTTGTAATTTTAAGTTGGCCTTGACAAACTGTAGTCCGGCTAAACTTAATCTTAAACTGCTAGGGTCTGTGGGATTTTTCCACCACCGACGTTGCATATCGGTAGTTTGGCCAACTGGTACGCCGGCCTGCAAGCAAAATATTTCTGTGAGTTGGCGTTGACTATAACGCTTATGGGTAGATTTTATCACCGGCTTTTAACAACACCACGGTGAACTTGTCTGTCTTGAATAAGACATTTAGTTTCTTGGCCAAGTTAATTGCATGACCAGGATTGCTAAAGGATACCTTCTTGTACTTAGGTCCAGGATAGCTCACAAGAATATTGTGTGTCTTTAAGTTAATTGGTTGATTATCGTAGAAGACCGCCCAAATACCTTCAGAGCTTAATACTTGTTCACTCTTATAAGTTGTTTTGTTTACGTGGTCCAATAACACAGTTGGCTTTGGTCGACTCATTTCATTATCCTTGATCTACAGTTTATTTATCTCAATAATATGCGTACTTTACTTAAATCCGCCACCATCCATGCTAACTGTAATATTACTGTCATTATTGCCAGAACCTTTAGACAAAGAAGCAATCGTGGACATCAAATCGTAAATTTCTGCGTGTAAACTACGAGCTTCTTGTGCATTCAAGGTCAATACCTTGCCATTGTTTTGATTCATGGCTCTGACCTTGTCATTGAACTGCTTGATATGCAAGGTATAATTATTGTCCATTTGCTTCTCGCATTGATTCGACCATACGTTCTTGAGTTTTGAATGGACCTTGATATTCGTAACGATTCAATGTAATAAGTTTAGGGCAGTATGCACGAACCCAAGTGCTGGAGAATTTAATAATGTAGTAACCAGCACAGAAGAAACTTTTGGACTTTGCACCTTTTGTATATATCGGAAGGTAGCGTTGTACATCCAATACCTGATTGTGCGGTTGGCTGTTAGTAGGAAATCCATATACATCATATACATCTAGTTTTTCTCTCTTGGGCTTTTCTGCTTTGACAAATTCAATATTATATTTTTTAGTCAAGATTTTGATACTAGGAAACATTTCACGTTGGTCGTCGTGTATGTAAACTACACCGCCTTCATCAACGGTCATAATATTACCAACCTTGGTACCTGAGGATTCAACAATCCACATTTTGTTTTTTACTACGGGCTTGGCAATTAGTTCGGTCATTTGGTTTCCTCTGCAATTTTTTTATACCCGGCCATGGTTGGATGTATGCCATCCGGACTTCGCTTGACACCTGTCAAGACTGTATCACCGTACTCCTTGGCCACAGTTGCTACAGCCTGCATAACACCTACCTTGATGCTGGGCATAATCCAGTACACACGATCGGCCTTGGTCAACTGACGTATGGTACGTAATTCCTCTTCAGTTTTTACATCCTTGAGATCGTTAGTGCCTAGGCTGATAATAACAGTCTTGGCCACATACGGACTCTTACTGACATTTTGATTTAGCCAGTTGTGGCTATTGATTCCTGATTTGACATAAGCTACACATTCTGTACGAATGGTACTTACGCCGTAAGCGATGCTATCGCCCATGATTAAACAATCTAACATTATTTTGCCATCCTTTTTTGTCTACATAGTTCTTTGACCTTGACAGGAACATCTGGACTAATTTCTGCAATACTACAATCGTAAACTGCTTCTCGCGGCAACACAGAATGAATACCGTACAGCAAGCCAAATAACGCTGAAGCCAACACTATCAGTGCTGGCCACATAAGCAGATGTTCTTTGAGAGTGGTCATCGTTGATTTAATTTATAGTTAAGGGCAATCAATACCGCATCAAAAGCTACGCCGCCCCAATTGCCGTGGCTGAACTCGTGTATCATGTCTAAGGCTAACCAGCCAATGATAAACCAAGTAATTTCTGTATAATAACGCTGATACCAACGAATAAATCCATCCATAATATTTTCCTTATTTTGCCGCCGGTCTACGGCTTTCATAATTAGTACGTTTTAATTCCGCCCATACACGGTCCTTATTATCTCGGCGAGCTTGACGCCAATCTAATACAGCGGCTACAAGCATAGCACCAAAAAATCCGATACCAATACCAATGGTAAAGAACAATGCAATTTGAGCAATGACGATCATTTTTCTGGGTAGCTAGCTTCTAAAAATCTAACAAAACTATCAGCCTGTTCGCTCATCTTGACCAAGTCATATTTGCCACAGAACTTCAAGAACTGTGCGCCAATCATAGGACGATTAAGTGCTTGGCTACCAGCCGCAATAGTTTCTGCAATCTTGACCTTGACTTCGTCGGGCTGTGCTGTTAGATCTACTAAGGTTACATTGCGCTGATAGTCATCTAATACACGATGTTCTGCACCATTATGGTCAGTCCAACGCTGTAACATTAGGTTATTCCACGCAAAACCTTTTGAATCCTTGTCGGCAAACGCTTCTTTGAGACCAACTTTATTCTTACTACCAGTCGTTCTGACCCCCGGGTATGCTGAGAAAACGTTGTCACTGACATCTCCTCGCATACACTTCTCGAAAAGAATCCACTTAGGATCCGGAATTGTTTTTGGCTCCTTAGTTTTTTTATCGATGACTGCTTTACCTTTTTTGTCGAAAATACCTTGCGTAGTATGGAGCTCATCTGCAATTCCGTTATATTGATTTACATTGTCTGCAAGTAGCTGGTGAAAGTCTGTGTCGCTACTTACAATGGTGTGGTGATCCTCAGGGTGACTCTGGATCCATCCTGCCACCAGGTCATCTGCTTCCAAGTGCTCGTGCCTGAGAACAGTACAATTTGTCTTTTCGCTGAGGAAGGTTTTGAGAGCGTCAAAAG